TTGTATTTGCTGACGGATAAGTTCACGCCAGTTCATTTTAGGTTCTGTAATTTCTTTAATCATACGTGCAATCTCACCCGGAGTATTACCTGCTCCGGCTGCCTGCGCTGACGAAATCATACTTTCTTTAATCTCATCACGTATCTTCTTTAAATCTTCTTTAGTATGAACAGGACGCCCTTCTTCTCCGCTTTTGTTTCCAGCAGGACCTTTTTGGGATTTGCCTTCTTCACCTTCTTCGCCTTCTGGTGACTTCTCCCAATCAATATGTTCGTCAAGCATTTGTCCTAGTTGCTCTAATTCTTCTTCATCATACTTGTCAAAGATATCATCGTATACTTCTTCTGAAGTCCACGTGTCGTACTTAAAGTCTTGGAAGATTTGAATTTGATCTACACGTTCACCAATACGATCACGTACTAATACATTGTTAACAAGATAGTCACATGCAATATTATAAATTTGTCCGTCACGGTCTTGACGTCTGGTAATGTGATCAAATACACAGTGTAGTATTTCATGTGCAATAACAAACTCAATTTGTTTGTTTGTGAGCATATTAAAAAATTGTGTGTTGTAGTAAAGAGTCTTGCCATCAGTTGCCGCAGTAGGGCACCACGTGTCACAAGTTTTAACAGCCATTCGTGTTGCCATGTTACCAAAGAACGGATGTCTAAGTAACAGTCCTACGCGAGCTACAATTACACGATCATGTACTTCTACTTGCATAGTTGCAAGTTCTTCTGGAGTTAGATCTTTGGGTTGAAAGCCTTTTGTTTCTATAGTCATTGCTATGTTCTCCTTACTTATTACTTATACTGTAATTATAACACTCTTTGTTAGCAATGTCAACCGAAATGGATAGGTAGGACGCCTAAACGCCCTACCACACATACTAGCTATTTGCGGCTTGTATGTACTTTCCAAATCGCTCATGGAACTCATCAAAACAGTCAACTTCATCTGGATCGATTGGAAGTTGATATTGTGTAATAGCAAGGCGAATGCCCATTACAACTAGTTCTGTTTCAAAGTTATCCATAGCAAATCGCAGGAAGTTACTAACTTTTTCATCAAACTTTTTATCGCCTTTATCTGATGCTTCTTTTAGCTCATAACAGAGTGAAACTGTTAAGGAATACATGGCACTGATTTCTTTAGTATTCAGCTCTTTTACTTTTCCTGCAAGTATGTCAGTTGGGTTAGGCATGCTCGAAGCAACTTTGCGATGAGCCATAAACTTGACAGCCAAACCTTCTCCAACTGAACCACTAATCAAATCAGTGGTTGTTTCATCATCGTCGTCCTCAAGTAGTTCTGATACAAAAGACCATGAACGAGGCGTAGCAAATGCTCGACTAGGTGAACGCGGATCAAAGTCGTAAAGGTCTTTCTTAGCAAAAGTAAGGTAACCTACTACGTCTCTGTGTATATCGCTATTAACTGCCCACTGGAACCAATCGTCAAAATCTACACGTAATTCTAAGTGAACAAACCGATTAGCTAACGGTGCTGGCATCCTGTAAGTAACGCCTTTATCGGCGTCACGGTTACCAGCCGCAACTAGCAACACATTGTCTGGTAGCTTGTATTGTCCTACACGACGATTAAGAATTAACTGGTATGCTGCCGCTTGTACTGCTGGCGCTGCCGAGTTCATTTCATCTAAAAATACAACTACAAAATCAAACTGTGCCGCAAACTCTTCTGTTGGAAGTTCTGCAGGAGGTGCCCATTTCATTGTATTATCCTGTTCGGAGTAATACGGCATGCCCTTAATATCTGTTGGATCCCATAATGACAAACGAATATCAATTAAGTGTGCCTTACCTAACTCGTTTGTAATTTGCCCAATAATGTCAGACTTACCAATGCCTGGAGGTCCCCATAAAAATAATGGACGCTTCTTCTTAAAAGCACGTTTAATGCTCTTCTTTGCTCCATTTGGAGTTACTTGCCTTGTTACTAAACTTTCCATCTTGTATTCCTCATTAAGTTATCAGTGCCTAGCTTTAAACTATACATATATAATAACATTACTGCGGTAATATGTCAACCTTTATTTTGTCTATTAAGTGCCTTTGTTATACCGTACTTACGAACGTCTCCGGAAAAGAGACTTATTTCGACTGCCTTCCGTTCGTCCGTTACAACCATGCCGCCTCTTCCTAACCACCAAGGACAGTCTATAAATTGGTCTAGCCATATAATAGAATTTGTTGTTAAGCTAAAGTCTTTAGGAAAAGGAACATCAAACGTTGCTAACTCTACATCTTCAGTTACTACCCTGATACCTTCATCAGTAAGTCGTAACCCGCCTGTAGCTTTAACTCGTGTGTTCTGCCACCATATAGGAGTATACTCTTTTAGGGTAGCTTCGGTAATAGCAATGCCTAACTGTTTTAAGAATATTTTAGTATATGTTTCTTTCCAGTTCATTCTTCAGTAACTACTTCGCCGATAGTAAGTTTATGTACAGCAAAGTCCTCGCAATTAAACATATCATTTAACTTCTTAGCAAGGTTATGTGCATGTCCTGGATTTGAGAAAGAGACCTTTTTGTATTTAGGTCCCGGGTAATTTGTAAGTATGTTAGAGCTTTTTAAGTTAAAGGGTTCATCTTTATAAAACACAGACCAAATAGCTTCAGCAACTAATACTTGCTCGCTACGATATGTTTTTTTGTTAATGTGCTCTAAAATTACAGTTGGTTTTGGCCTACTCATATATGCGTTCCTTTTAATTAACTACGTATATATTTAGCCTTTTTTCATTAAGTTAGTAGTTTACTTCCAGTTAGTCCCGCCATTTAACTGTACTTCTATTACTTCGTCTGTACTTGATCCTGCATTTTCTTTAACAAACAATTCTAAATCGCCGTGTAATCTAGACATTACAATGCCTAGTGTATATGCAAGATTCTTTGCCTGCGGCATAGTCAGCTTAACTTCTCGGGCTTGACTAGCCTCAGCACTTTTAGTCTGTTGGATAAAATTTTGTATTGCACTAGTGTTTAGTGGTTCACTTTGAGTTGACACGTGACAACTCCGTTCGCATTTCAATATCTGTTTTAAACGGTCCTCTAAAGTCATAGCGTTCAATAGTAATTAGTTTAGGACAAAAGCTCTTAACCCAGCCCTTTTCAAATTCAATACAGTAGTGACCTGCACAATAAAGACTCTTGCTCTTATTGCTCTTTGTAAACAATGGTAGCTTATTCTTTAAGTCGTACATAGGGTTAAACGGAACACAACTAGTCGGATAGCCGTGACAGTCTTTTTCGCCTTCATCTGGAGCATCTCCAGCAGTCCAATTAACTTTGCCTACGTTGTCTATTAACTGATCAAAACTTGAATATACTTGCACACCTTCACTGCAACTATATGTATAACATTCTTCATTTGCACTTAATGTGCCTACCTTTGTACCGTTTTCTTCAACGATCCAAAACTTATTTTTTAAAACTTCTTTTGCTTTTATTGTCATGCTGGGTACCTCGCTTGTAATGGTTCTGCAAAAATTGCCGCCTGGTCTGCAACTCGTTGCATGTCCCACTTAGCACAAAACTTCATAAGACGCATACCTACTTGTGTAATTGTCTTAGGAGTCATATGTTCTTCAACTACGTTATCAAGTATCTCTCTAACGTCTGCAGGTTGTGCAGTTAAGTCGCATAATACTACGTTACGCTGATAGTCATCAAGCACACGATGTTCAGCACCATTATGATCAGTCCAACGTTGTAGCATCATGTTATTCCAGTTGTAGCCTTTAGTGCCTTTGTCTTCATATGCTTCAATAAGACCAACCTTGTTTTTAGTGCCTTTCTTACGTACACCAGGATAAGCACTAAACACGTTATCACTAGTATCACCACGCATACACTTTTCAAACAACATAAAGTCAGGATGCGGTGCAGGCTTTGCTTCTTTAGTCTTCTTATCAATAACTTCACTACCGTCATCGTTAAAGTAGCCTTCGTGCGTGATAGTTACATTGGCAATGCCATTGTACTGCCTACAGTTAGGACTAACAAGTTGTGCAAAGTCGCCGTCTGTACTAATAATAACATGATGATCATTAGGATGTGCTTGTACCCAACCTGCAATAAGATCATCTGCTTCTAAACGTTTGTGTTGCATAACAGTACAGTTAGTCTTCTCTGTAACAAAGTTCTTAAACTCGTCAAAGATCTCCCAAAACGCAGTGTCTTCATCTGCTTGTGTAGGGGTTAGTTTATCACGTGCTACTTGCCTGTTACGCTTGTAAGGCTCGTAATAGTCTTTGCGCCAGCTACGACCTTCTAAGCAGAACACAACATGATCAGCGTTAAAGTCGCGCCATGCCTTTTTAACACTGTTAAGTGTAATGTGTAGCGCCATACCTACTTTAGTATCAATATCGCCACGTACTACATGCCGTGCTCTAAAGAAAGTATTTGCTGTGTCTACTAGAATGTATGTGCTCATATTAACCTCTATTGTAATTTATACTACTATTATAACATTGTTTCTGATTGCTGTCAACTAACTTCTGACTTACCTTTAGCAATAGGAACTACATTAATATATCCAGCACCGCGATTAGTATCCTGGCCTTCTTCTTCAAGCATATTGTAAACAATGTCACGGAACCAACGATCTACAATTTCTTCTTCTGGATCATTGTCAACACCGTAACCTGCTTCAACAAGCTGTGCAATAAAGTATTCATTCCAGTCGAGCTCAAAAAAGCCATTACGA